GGGGTAGGGGGAAGGAGGCGGTCGAAGACCGCGCACCTCGGAAAAAAGGCGGGGGTATTGTGCAGAAAACGCTTGAACCGGGTCTATGATGTCATATCTGTGATTCACATCTATCCCATCGTATAACAACTCCTATATACTCACATAATATTACATAAGGCTAACGCCTTATATAGTAATATTCAAAAGGGTACAGGCTTACGCCTTCCCCTTTCTGTACGCCTCCCTTCGGGGGCTACGAAAGGAGTCCCTTTTGATCTCCCCCTCCCCCCTCCCATGAACAACGACCCAAAGAACCGCAAACGACGCCCCCACTACGCCAACTACTGGCGAGCCAAGTGGAAGGACAAACGCGAGCAGATGTCCGCTCACCTCCAGGCGCTCAACTCGACCAAGATCATGAAGGCCCAGGAGAAGGTCGCCCAAGTCAGGGCGATCACGCATATGCTCCCCCAAGAGCCGATGTCCTGCACCCGGCTCCGAGATCAGGTAGCCGAATGCTGGAACGAGGTGTACGGCGAGAACCTGAACTCCAACAAAGCCTGGAACATCGTGCGCCTCTGCATCAAGCATGGCCTGTTCACCAAGGACAGGCTGAATCTTTACACCTTGACGGCCGGGTAAAGTATTTGCACATTGACGATCATGTCCCGCTTCACCGCCTCCGAACTGGAGCAACTCGACGCCTCCAAGGAAATCGTGTCGAATGTTGCCCAGCATCTGGTCGAGGCGTACATGGCCGCCCAGGCGAGCGAGAAACTTACCAAGAAGGCAAAGGAAAAAGCGCAATGGCTGATCGGCGATGCCGCCGAACTCGCGCTCGTACTTCAGCAACTTGAGAAGTTTAAGAATCCATGAGCCGCGAACAGATGGGCGAAGAGTGGAAGCGCTTCGTCAAGACCCTACGCCCGGAGGAACTTGAAGCCCTCAAGGCCGCTGGCGTGAACCCAGACGACTACTTCGACGACACCCCTGCCGTCCCACACCGCTACATCTACGGAGACTCGTTCGCGGACAGACTGGCCTTGTCCACCAAGGGACAGGAGGAACCAGACACAGTCTTCGGCCCGCTGTCATCCATCATCGCCAAGGTAATCGCCGCCTTCGACTGCGAGTTTGAACCGAAGGTGATGATGAACAACGACTGCGTCCGTATCGCCCTTGGCTACCGCAACTACAAGTCGATGGCCGATGTCGCGAAGAAGTACGGCGTATCCAAGGCCACGATTTCCTGGAGAGTGAAGCAAGTCCAGAAGCGCCTAGGCATAGCGCCCAGCATCTACATGAGAACGGAAGATACTTGCAAGCGGCTCAAACAAGTAGCAAACAACAGGAAGAAATGAGCGTCAGACCAGTAGACATCGCCGAGCGACTCGGACTTGCGCGGCAGACCATCAACGGCTTCATCCGGGCAGGGATGCCCATCACTAGCATCGAGGACGCCGAGGCTTGGTACCATGAGCGCTCCGCTCGCCGAGATCAGAACATCACTCCCGATCAACAGGTGGACGACTCGGATAAGGACTTCGCCGCCATCGTCGAGAAGCACCGCCAACTGAAGGCCGAAGCCTACGAGCAGTATCGACGCGACCTACGCAACGAAGATCCGAACCAGTCCAAGTCATACGCCACCTATGACAAGTTGGTGAAGACGCTGGTGTCCCTAGAGCGCGAACTCCACGCCCGCAACATCGCCGCCAAGGAGTACATCAAGACCCAGACCGCCATCGAACGCTTCGGCAAGGTCATCCTGTCCATCCGCAACGAACTTACCCAGTTGTCCACGAAGATCGCCGTCAAGGCCAACCCAGACTCCCCAGGCACGGCGATGAAGGCCATCGACACCGAGGTCACCAACATCCTAAACCGACTGTCGGGTCAGTCCGAAGATGCCAAGGATGCCGTGCAGGAGATCGTGGTACTGGAGACTCCGAAGGAAGAGGTCGCAACAGACAAACCAGATGAAATCCAACCCGACGGAGATTCTGTTTGAGAATACCCTACGGAGTCTGCTGGCGCCAGACCCGGACGGAGATATCATCGACTGGCTTGAGAAGAACATCAAGAATGTGCCTTACTCGCCCCAGCCTGGGCCTTTCCGCATAGAGTCAACCCCATATCTTGCCCCTATCCTGCGGGCGCTCCAAGACCCAGAGGTCGAGACCATCGTGGTCATGGGCAATGTCCAGAGCGGCAAGTCGATGGTACTGGAACTGTGGTCTGCCTTCGTGCCGTCCCGCACTCCCGGCCCGATGCTCCTGCTTCAGGATGTGGACTTGAACGCGCAGGACTGGCAACAGACCCGCCTCCGTCCACTCTGGGACAACACGCCATCCACCAAGGCTCGCATCTCCCAGATTGATCGTAGCAAGTGGCACACCACCCAGTTTGAGCGCAATGTGACTTGGGTGCTGGGCGCCAACAACGAGCGCAACCTCCAGCGCCGATCCATCCGCTTCCTGGGCGGTGACGAGTGCTGGCAATGGCCGAAGGGTCACCTCAAGCAAGCGCTTGCCCGACGCACGGCCTTCACATGGCAGGGCAAGTCCGTCTTCGTTTCGCAAGGGGGCGTGGATGGGGACGAGTTCACGGATTTATTTTATTCCACAGACCGGGGCGAGTGGTCGTTCACCTGTGTGTCTTGCAACACTCGACAGCCTTTCGAGTGGGCGCAGATCAAGTACCCCGAAGCCGCCAAGACAGCCAACGGCTGGGACTTAGACGCCGTCAAGGCTGGCACGACCTACGAGTGCAAGCATTGCAAGCACTCCTACATCGATCGTAATAGCGTCCGGGCAGAGATGGCCGCTACCGCCGAGTATGTGCCGTTGAACCCCTCCGCGCCCAAGGGCCGCCGAGGTTTTCACTTTAACGCCATGTCCATGTTGTGGGGGCTATCATGGGGAGACTTGGCCGTTGAGGCTATCGAGGGCGCTCAAGCCTTCGACCAAGGCGGCGATGAGACCAAGCGCAGGGACTTCAAGCAGAAGCGCCTCGCCTTGCCGTGGTCTGACGATCCCGATGACGGAGGCGGCGAAGTCCTGCCTAGCGGCTACATGATGCTGGAAGAATGGCTCGACGAGGGGTCTAACTACCAGAACAGGCTGACGCCGCCGCCGTTCACCGAGGAGATGTACAACTCGCCGCACTTCCTGCGGCTTCGGTTCATGTCTGTCGATGTGCAGAGACGCGGCTTCTTCATGGTCATCCGCGCCTGGAGCGTAGAGGGTAAGTCCCGGCTCATCTGGTGGGGTTACCTGGACACTTGGGAGCAAGTCCGAGATCAACAGGTCAAGAACAAGGTGACATCCAACTTCGTCTTCGTGGACTCTGGTGACGGCCCAAATATGGACGAAGTCTATCGTAACTGCGCCTCCTACGGCTGGAACGCCACCAAGGGGTCTGGTAACAACGAGTTCCCCTGGAAGGTTCAGACCCCTTACGGACTGAAGATGGCCTACCGACCCTACGCGCCAGCCAAGGTCATCCAGGTTGGCAAGCAGTCCTGCCGTATGTTCATGTTCTCCAACCTTGTGCTGAAGGACACCCTCACCCGCCTCCGTAGGGCTGGACACCACACATACGCCCAGGACGCAGGCGACGAGTACCGCAAGATGATGCAGTCCGAACACCGCACCACCGGGGAAACTGGGCGCCCCATCTGGGTGCAGATCGGTGACCGACCTAACCACATCTGGGATTGTGAGGTCATGGGCATCCTTCCCGCCTTGATGGCTAAACTGGTCGGGCGTGGTAAAAATAAGAACGCCACCGACGAAAAGCCTGTTGACAAACCCGAAGAGGGGCCAAAGGTGAAGGAGTAGCCTGTCCGCTATAAATTCGCCTGGGTGGCTCTCAAGCGTGTCGTTGTTGTGGTAGCGGACAGGCTATCCCTTTTGACCAGAGGCAACGCTTATGGCATTCGTGCATTATCGTGGGTCTACCTCCCCCAAGGGCATCTTCATGACCCTGGATGTGGTTGATATCGAAGAGATCAAGGCAAAGGCAGTTTCGCTCGTCAAAGAGGGCAAAACAATCATGGAATACCGGGATTCCGGGACGGACATCCGCAAAGACTGGCCGATTGACCCCCCTACCATCCTCCTGGAATGCCGCTACGCCCTTCAGTTGAAAGTCCCAGAAATCTACGGATCTATTGATCGTTGCCGAGTTGGTAACCTTTTGAATAACTTCCGAGGACTCTGACACCTATGGCGCGCAAAAAGACTACCCGAAAGAACCCCAGTAAGACTGGCGGTTCCACCCCTCTGAAGAAACAGGCCACAGGCGGCCCAGGCATCTTCTCTAATTTCGAGTCCGCAAAGTTCTCCAACAAGCGCTCGTGGATCTGGTCTTCGTGGCCGACTGATTTCAAGAAGACGATGACTGTCTTCGATCGTCTTGAGACGACTCGAAAGATGCGCTGGATGGAGTTGAATTCTGGTATTATCCGTCAAGTCCTGTCTGACATGGCGCTTTACAGCGTCGGTGGAGGCATCAAGGCCACGGCTCGTACTGGATCATCTCACCTGGATAAAGAGTACGAAGAGTACTTCGACGAGTGGGCTACCAATCCCTGTGACATCACCGGGCGATTCAACTTCTACGAACTTCAGCATATCGTAACCCGCCTCGTCTACCGAGACGGCGAATGCTTTATCATCAAGACCAGGGACGCTTCTGGAAGCCCTAAACTCCAGATCATCGAAGCCCATCGTGTCTCAAGCGCCCAGAGTGGCGCCCCTCCTCCCGACGAAACCGACGGCATCAAGTTCGGCAAGTACGGCAAGCCAGAATGGTACAACATCCTGCGCTCGGACGGCTCTAGCCGCCGAGTCCCGGCTGGCGCCGTTCTGCACATCTACGAACCCGAAGTGGCTTCTGGCGCTCGCGCCTACAGCCCCCTCCAGCACTCGATCAACAACATCGTTGATATGCTGGAAATCATCAGCCTAGAGAAGTTCGCCGTGAAGATGAACAGCGATATCGTTCGCACCCTTACTCGCGAGACCGCCCAGTTCGATGGCGCCCAGTCTGACTTTGAGGCTTTCGGCATGAAGCCACAGTCCTGGAATGACGGCGTCACCAACCCAGACGAGGCTTCCACCTTCATCGGTGGCAAGATCCTCGCCCTCGCCCCAGGCGAGAAGTTGGAGTCCTTCATGTCCAACCGCCCGAATCCTACTTTCAACGGATTCATGGAGCATCTCATCCGAGACTCCCTTGCTGGCATCCTTCCCTACGAGTTCGTCCACGATCCAGCCAAGGCTGGTGGCGCTTCTATGCGCCTCATTGTTGCCAAGGCCGCTCGCAAGTTCGCCCATTTCCAGTCCGTGCTGATGAACCGACTTCTCACCCCTGTCTGGGGCTATGTGATCGGTGACGCCATCAACTGCACCAACGCTCGCTCCTGCGAGCATTGGCACAAGGTTCTCTGGACTACTCCGAAGTCCGTGACTGTGGACGCTGGTCGCGACGCCGCCCAGAACCGCGCCGACATCGAGTTCGGCCTCAAGACCATCGGTGACAACTGCCTGGAAGAAGGCGAACACTTCTCCACGATGGTTCGCCGTCGCGCCATCGAGGCCAAACTGATGAAGGACATGGCCGAGGAATACGATGTGCCGCTCTGGATGATCATCAAGCCCACCAATGTGGCGCTTCAGGACATCACCGGGGAAGAACCCAAGGAAGCCGAAGGCGAGGAAGTTGATGTGGACGAAGACCTAGACGAGAAGTCTAGCGCCGAGGTGTCCGCAGAGACCCAGACCGAGAAGGACGACGCCGAGTCCGACGAACTGGAAGACCCACAGGGGTAACCAGTTTTCTTTTTATTTTTTATACCATATGCGACACCTTATCAAAGCGATGAAGACCGGGCGGCCTCTGATGATCCACCCTTCCATCGCAAAGACGCACATCGATCGCTTTCAGGCGCTTGAGGTCACCCTCGACACCAAGGCATCTGATGTGGCCGAAATCCTCAAGATGATGTTCGGCGAACAGCCGAAGATGGAGGTCGTAGGCAAGACGGCCGTCATCCCTGTCAAGGGGGTCATCGGACGCGGCCTCTCGGACATCGAGAAGATGTGCAACTCCGTGGATGTAGACGATATCTCTGCTAACATCGACGAGGCTCTCGCTAACCATTCGGTTGAGAAGATTGTACTAGACTTCGATTCTCCCGGTGGAAGTACCGAAGGTCTCGAAGACCTCGCCGAGAAGATCCGCACGATGCCGAAGTACTGCGAGTCCTATTGTGACCACTCCTGCCAGTCTGCCGCCTACTACCTAGGCTCCCAGGCGAAGCGCTTCAATATCACCAAGTCTGCCGAAGTTGGCTCCGTTGGAGTCTACATGGCCTTCCCTGATGTCTCCGAAGCCTACGCAATGGATGGCGTCAAGATGGAGGTCATCAAGTCTGGCAAGTACAAGGCCATCGGAATGGAAGGAACCAGCCTTACCGATGAACAGCGCAAGTACCTCCAGGATGATGTCAATGAGACCCACGAACAGTTCAAGAATGCCGTCAAATCCGTCCGAAAGTATGTCAAGGACGAGGACATGGAAGGTCAGTCTTTTGTGGGCAAAAAGGCCGCCGAAAAAGGCTTCGTGACCGGGATCGTCAGCGGTATCGAGGATGTCCTGTCCGAGTACATCGTTTGACAACAGGCTATCAGCAATAACTGCTATGACCATCGAAGAACGCCTTAATTCGCTCAAGGAAGCCTTCACCGGGAAGGCCGCCGAAGCCGAAGCCTCGTCCGTCGAACTCTCCAAGATCAAGGAAGCCCTTGTCTCCAAGGAGTCTGAACTTGCCGCCGCTATCGAACTCCACGCCGCCGCCAATGGCGCGATTGAGAAGATGGCCGCCAAGGTTGTCGAACTGGAAGGCGCCCTCGCCGAGGCCGCCAAGAAGTACACCGCCCTGGAAGCGTCCTTTGAGACCGCTGGCAAGAAGGCCGCAAAGATCGCCGCCTCCGTTGGTGTTGACCCGGTTGAAGTTGCCCCCATCGAAGCCTCTGCCGCCAACAAGACTGATGACGAAATCGCCCAGGAGTGGGCCGTCCTCAAGAAGTCCGACGCCAAGGCCGCCCAGAAGTTCTACGACCTCAACAAGAGCGCTCTGATGCGCCTCGCTGGCCTTCGCTAATCAAACAAAATGGCACTTCCTGCATCACTTACCGCCGAAATCGGCTCTCTGCTGTCCGCATCGTGGGCGCAGATCGTTGCTGATGCCAACGCCAACGGAGGAAATACCAACCTTTCCTTTACTATCAAACTCACGGAAACCGCCCCTCCCGGTGGCCCGATGGAGTTTGAAATTGGCTATACCCACAACTACCGAACCGAAGTTACCCAGCGTAACTTCCAGAAGGTTACTGGTACTGTTTCTTAATTTCACCCTCAAACCATAAAATACTACTATGTCTAACGCTATCGGAGGCTTGACCCTCCAGTTGGTGGCTGAAGAGTCCCTGCGGACGCTCGTTCCGCAACTCCAGCCCCTCACCAAGATCGCAGTCACCGACTTCGGCGCCTATGTCGCCGAGCGCGGTACGACTGTCCACACCCGCTACGCTGGCAAGTTCACGGCCGCTAATTACGCCCGCGCAACTGGCTTCGTCGAGCAGGACGCCGTCTCCACCGATGTCCCGGTCACCCTCGTTGACCAGAAGCATGTGACCATCGCGTTCACCGACTACGAAGTCGCCACGCTCTCGATGGAACGCCTCCGTCGCCTCTTCATGGCTCCGATGGCTAACGCTGTCGTCAAGTCCCTGTTCGACCAGGTTCTCACCAAGGTTGATACCTCCTTCGCCGATGGTTACGATGGCGCCCAGTCTTCCTTCAACCGCATCGCTGTCTCCAACATCGCCAAGAGCCTCACCAAGGCTAACCTCCCCCAGGAAGGCCGCTCGGCTCTTATCAGCCCCGATGCTTACCAGCAGTTGATCTCCGACCCGGTGATCGCCCAGGCGTTCTCCATCGGTACCTCTGAAGTCATCCGTGGCAACCGCCTCGGTATGATCCACGGCATTGACTTCTTCGAGTACAACGGCTTCGACGCCGCTGGCATCGAGACGGGACTCAATGGTGTTGTTTCCTGCAAGGAAGGTCTCGTTGTCGTTACCCGCGTTCCTGCCGCTCCCACGACTGGTGGTGGCGAACAGACGATCGTTACCGACCCGGACAGCCAGTTCTCCTACGCTCTCCGCTACTGGTACGATTGGTCGGCTGGTCTTCACAAACTGTCGGCCAACTGGCTCGTCGGTTCTGCGAAGGGCAACCCGGACGCGCTCCAGAAGATCACCTTCACCTCGTAAGTTTCAGAGGGGTGAAGTCCACCCCTCGCCGCGCCAATGCAGAGAGGCTCACCACACAAGTGGTGGGCCTCTTCTTTTGACCACAGGCCAACTGTATGTCTATCTGGGACGAGTTCACGGCTGATGCCCTATCTATCCTTAACGAGGTAGGTAAGGACATCACGATCAAGAATGTCCCTGGTGGCACTCCTGTGGCCTTCAAGGCTATGGTGACCCAGCCGATGGTTCTCCAGGACATGGAGACTGGTGGCTTCCTTAACTCAACCACCTTTGAAGTGAAGGTTCTGCGTACTGTGGCATCCACCCATCCCGGCCTGTTTGCCTACGGCAACATCATCAACTACGATGGGCAGGACTACCGCATCGTGGCTATCGCCAATCGTCCTCCGTCTGCTTGGCTTGTAGCCAAGGTGCAGACCAAGGAGCAATGATTACGCCCCACGGCACGATCAAGGTAAAGAAGGGTGTAATTACCAACGAACAAGAGTTCCGACAGCACCTCGGAGCCTACATCAAGGTCATGGGCGGTAATGCCGCCAAACTGCTCAAGAAACAGGCTAGGCTGTTCTGTGACGATATGCTAGACTACACTATGCCCTGGGAAGGCGGCATGGGGCAGGACGGCCGTAGCCGTCGCGCCCAGTTGAACGGCAAGGATAGGGTGGAGTCACAGATTAAGTCCATCTTCCTGCCCCTGAAGTTTGTTGGCGCCGGGGAGATTCTCCAGCACGGAAGCGAAGGCGTCTTCGGCGCTTGGCTTCGCGCCCGCAAGAAACTCTCTAACCCGATGCTCCCAAAGTGGCTCATCAATGGTGACAACTTCCCCGGCCTATGGAAGAAATTCCAGCAATGGGACTTCGCCAAGGCAGAGGCTGAAATCAGCCCTGGATTGGTCAATATGCAGTCCTATGGAAATACTAGCCAGATTAAGTCCATCCATGAGCGCGAGCGCGGCGGCAATACCACCGCAGACTACTTCAAGAACATGAAGGCCGCAGGGAAGTACGGCACCCGCTATGTCATCGATGATGACGGCAAGGAGGTGCAAGCCTACACCAAGCGCGTCCAGGCTCATGTTGGCCGTCTCAAGGCTGGCTGGTTCACAGTTGGCTCCCAGTTGGGTCGGATGAAGAATGTTGGCTACTGGGTTCGCGGCAACCAATGGAACACAGGCACCCTCGTAGATCAACTGGCAGACCCTACCCGGCCAGCCGTCACAGTTGGCAATAAGGTGCAGGGTCTTCACCGCGCCACCAAGGACGGCTTCCGTCTAGCCCTTAACTACCGCGCATACTCGATGCGCGAGGAAATCTACCAGCGCCTAGTCAAAAACGGCAACGCCAATATGCTTTATCACCTTGCCAAGCACCACGGCGTTGGCCCAGGCTTCGCAATCACCTAATGAGCGCCCTAATCAGATCCATCGTTGAGGATAAGTTCTCCGCTTACCTCGCCGCCAACATCACCGACACCAATGTGGTCAAGGGTATCACGGATAGCCTCCGCTCGATGCCTTGCATCGTGGTCTACGCCAACGATGCCTCCCCCCCCAGGGAGTTAGGCGCTACCCCCCTTGGTAACTACCATGTGAAGTTGGAAATCTTCGTCTACTCCTCGGCCGACGATGAGACCCTTCAGGCGCACCGGGAGAGGGTTTCCAAGGTTCACGGATTGATGGCCGACCTAATCGCTTGCAAAGCCCTATGGCTGACCGACCAGGGTAAACTCTACCAAATCTGGATCGAGGCCGACGAGGAGGGGATGCATAGCCGAAACTATGGCAATCGCATCGTCTATACTGTGGTGGCCGTCCTGCCTCCTAACCCTGTTTGACATTAGGCTAGTGGTATAATCTACCACTATGGCACTAAACGAGTTTGGAGAAGCCCTTGTCTTTGGCCCCTACGATGAAGTTGTGGGCATCATCGTTCAGTCCGACTCTTGGACTGTCCGCTTCGGCCTTGATGTTGAGGTTATGGACTCGGAAGGTCGAGTCATCACCAACCGCCTAGACGACGAGCGCAACGAGATCACCATCGAAGGTGTTATCAAGTCCGTTGACTCTGTCCTCCCCGGCCAGACCCTGACCTATAGCGGGATGTCCTTTATCATCAAGGAAGTCACGGATCGCGGTTCCAATCAGGAATACCGCAAACTGTCCATCCGAGGCGTCAAGTATCAGGAGATTGCCTAACGGCAACGGCGGCCCTTGGACTGCCGCTTTACACAGGCCGTAAAGACTTCCATCCTAGAGGTGGAAGTCTGCGGCCGTATCTTGAAACCGCTATGTCTTCGTCATAGGTTGGTGCTTGAGGATATCGATTCCCCGGCGATCAAGATCAGCAAGGTGATGTCGCCTCAAGACCTATTGCTGGCCTGTCACATCCTTTCAACCTACAGCCTAAAGGAGATGCTCGTAGTAAAGGCAGACAAGCAGGACGAGAGGTTCTTCAAGCATATGTTCGTTGATGACGACATCTACAAGCAGGAGATGGATAAGTTCGTGAATTACATCTCTTATCACGAATGCTCACCGACGCTGTGGGAGAAGAGGGGTAACAAGGGTAATAGTCGCGGCATCCCCTCTATCCTTTCTTGCGTATCAAACCTTATCAAAAACGGATTCTCATACGAGCAAGCCTGGACGATGCCAGAAACCGAGGCAGTCTGGTTCTATGTAGCCAACGCCATCGCCGCTGGATCTGACATTGATGTCATCGGTGATGGAGACAAGATTGCGATGGAGATGCTCAAGAACATGAAGATCCCCAAAAAGAAATGAGTTCTGACGAAGTAAAAGTAAAGTTCGTGGCCGACACGACTGGGCTAAACAGCGCCCAAGTCCCGAA